AAGCCCTCTTAAGGTTCCGCCAAGGCGGGTTTATCCGTATTAACTCGGATGAGCCTGATTATGATTTGCCAAAACGAAAAGTTGCGTATTACTAAGGATAGATTATGTCAATTGAAAAAAGTCTTTATCAAGCCCCTTTAGGGATAGACTCATTAACAGAAGAGCCAGCAATTGAAATTGAGATTGAAGACCCAGAGTCCGTAAAAATTGGGATAGGCGATTTAGAAATTGAGTTAGGCAAAGAAGACTCAGATGACGAAGACTTTGATGACAACTTAGCCGAGTACATGAGCCAAGGCGAATTAACCGAAATTGCGGGAGATTTGCTAGGAGACTTTGAAGAAGACATCAGCGCCCGTAAGGACTGGATTCAGACCTATGTAGACGGATTAGAACTATTGGGTATGAAGATTGAAGAGCGTACTGACCCTTGGGAAGGTGCCTGTGGTGTCTACCACCCCCTCCTGTCTGAAGCTTTAGTCAAGTTCCAAGCTGAAACCATTATGGAATCATTCCCTGCGGCAGGACCTGTTAAAACACAGATCATTGGCAAAGAGACCGTAGAAAAGAAAGAAGCCGCCACTCGTGTCCAAGATGACATGAACTATGAATTAACAGATGTGATGCAGGAATTCCGACCTGAACATGAAAGAATGATCTGGGGCTTAGGTCTTTCGGGTAACGCATTTAAAAAGGTTTACTTTGACCCTGCCCTAAACCGTCAGGTATCGATGTTTGTGCCAGCGGAAGACATCGTAGTTCCTTACGGTGCTTCAAGTCTAGAGCAAGCCCCTCGTGTCACTCACGTCATGCGTAAAACCCAAAATGAACTCAAGCGTTTGCAGTATGAGGGTTTCTACCGAGACGTAGATCTAGATGAGCCTACTGGCGCTTTAGATGAAGTAGAAAAGAAAATTGCGGAGAAGATGGGCTTTAGAGCCACTTCAGACGACAGGTTTAAACTGCTTGAGATCCACGTTAACCTAGATCTACCAGGTTACGAGGACGTAGATGAAGACGGAGAACCAACAGGAATAGCGCTTCCATACGTAGTAACGATGGAAAAAGGCACCCAAGAGATCCTGTCTATTAGACGTAACTGGAGACCAGAAGATGAAACCAAACAAAAACGGCAACACTTCGTTCATTACGGCTACGTGCCTGGTTTTGGCTTTTATTGCTTTGGTCTCATCCATTTGGTTGGAGCCTTTGCAAAGTCTGGAACGTCTCTTATTCGTCAGCTCGTTGACGCAGGAACCCTTAGCAACTTGCCAGGCGGCTTTAAGACCCGTGGATTGCGTGTCAAAGGTGACGACACCCCGATAGCGCCAGGTGAATTCCGTGATGTGGACGTGCCTAGCGGAGCCATTAAAGATAACTTAATGACCCTGCCATACAAGGAGCCTAGTCAGGTTCTGTATCAGTTGCTTGGCACTATCGTAGAAGAAGGTCGTAGATTTGCTTCCGCAGCAGACATGAAAGTTTCCGACATGAGCGCTAATGCTCCTGTTGGAACCACTCTAGCTATTCTGGAACGTACCTTAAAGGTGATGAGTGCGGTACAAGCCCGCATCCACTACTCAATGAAGCAGGAATTACGTCTGTTAAAAGACATTATTCGGGACTACACCCCAGAAGAATATGATTATGAGCCTGTAGATGGTCGTCCAAGAGCTAAAAAATCAGATTATTCACTTGTTACAGTTATTCCTGTGTCTGATCCTAACGCTGCAACGATGGCGCAGAAGATTGTTCAGTACCAAGCCGTGCTTCAATTGGCTCAAGGTGCCCCACAAATCTACAATATGCCCCAGTTGCACCGCCAAATGCTCGATGTGTTGGGAATTCGCAACGCTCAGAAGCTCATTCCATTGGAAGAAGACAAGAAACCAAAGGATCCAATTACCGAAAACATGGATGTATTAAGTCAAAAGCCATTAAAAGCGTTTATGTATCAAGATCAGGACGCTCATATTGCAGCGCACACTAACTTCTTGCAAGATCCAACCACTGCGGCAGTGATTGGGCAGAATCCATTAGCTCAACAGATGACTGCGGCACTCCAAGCGCACATTGCAGAGCACTTTGGGTTCAAGTACCGCCAGATGATCGAGCAACAACTAGGCGCTCCACTGCCTTATATGAAGGACGAAGACCAAGATGCCCTCCCAGAGGACTACGAAATCCAAATTTCACGTCTGGTGGCACAAGCTTCTTCTCAATTGTTGCAACAAAATCAAGCCGCAGCTGCTCAACAGCAAGCTCAACAACAGGCAGAAGACCCTATTGTCCAAATGCAGATGCAAGAACTGCAAATTAAGGCGCAGGAGCAGCAACGTAAAGCTCAAAAAGACCAAGTGGATGCTCAATTAAGGGTGGAGCAGTTAGCTATCGAGCGCCAACGGGTAGAAGGTCAGTTAGAAATTGATGGTACCCGCCTTGGAGTCAATATTGAGAAGGATAGGACTGCTTTAGACCGTAAATCTGAGTTTGATGGCACAAAACTAGGCGTAGATATGGCTCATAAACGGCAACAGATAGATGCTCAGAAGGGTCAAATAGCCGCACAGCTCATAGCCGCTGAAATGAACGCAAGAAACAACTCTAACAAGGGGAATGACAAAAAATGACCGAATTAGAACTGTTGGTTAAGCAATTTGACGACAAGATTAACCAACTTAAAGATGCAGTAGTCCTTGGAAATTACGAAAACTTCGAGGATTACAAAAAATCGTGTGGTGAGATTCGAGGTCTGCTCATTGCTCGTGGATACGTATTAGACCTCAAAGACAGAATGGAGAACTCGGATGAGTAATCAAATCGACTTAGGAAAAGCAGTAGATCTTACGAATCTGCTTGATAAGTCAGACGAAGAAAAGGCAACACAGCTTCCTAAACCCTCTGGTTATCGCATTTTATGCGCTATCCCAGAGCAGGAAAAAGAGTTTGAAAGCGGTATCGCAAAGGCAGACGAAACAATGCGAGTCGAAGAAACTCTAACCACTGTGCTGTTTGTAGTTAGTTTAGGACCAGATTGCTATGCAGATAAAAACCGCTTTCCGAGCGGTGCTTGGTGTAAACAGGGCGACTTTGTCCTTGTCAAACCTTATGCTGGTAGCCGTTTAGTCATTCATGGACGTGAATTCCGCATGATCAACGATGATTCTGTGGAAGGCGTAGTAGATGACCCCCGTGGTATTAAACGCAAGTAAACGAAAATAAGGAGTATACGAATGGAAAACTACAAGTTTCCCGATGAAGAAGAAGTAAAGTCAGTAGACACTGACAACGAAGACGATTTTGAAGTTGAAGTTGAAGACGACACCCCACCAGAAGATCGCAACAAGACCCCTTCTGAGCCAGAGTTTGTAGAATCTTTGGAGCGGGATGAGCTGGATGAGTATTCTGCGGAAGCAAAGAAGAAAATTGCAGGGTTTCGCAAGATTTATCATGACGAGCGCAGATTAAAAGATGCTGCAGAGCGAGAGCGTCAGGAAGCAATTGAAGTTGCCAAGAAGCTTTATGAAGAAAATAAGGCTTTAAAAGGCAAGGTTAACTCCAGCGAGGCAGTAGCTGTGGACTCCTTTAAAACGAGTGCAGAGCAAGAGCTGGCTATGGCTAAGAAAGAATACCGAGATGCTTATGAGTCTGGGGATGGCGATAAATTAGTCGAAGCTCAGGAGAGAATGACCACCGCTAAGATTAAGTTGGATAGAGTCTTTGACGCTACCCAAAACTTAAATCAAAGAAGGGCTTTACAAGAGCGTGAAAATGATGTACAAATACAACAACAGCCAGTGCAACAGCCAATGCGGGATACGAAAGCCCAAGGTTGGCAAGAGAAAAACTCTTGGTTTGGTCAAGATGACGAGATGACCAGTTTAGCCTTGGGATTGCATGAAAAGCTTGTTAAGCAAAATGGTATGGCTTATGCCACTACCGATGAGTATTACAAGCGTATAGACGAAACTATGCGTAAGAGATTCCCTGAGAATTTCGAGGACGTAGAAGACGAAAAACCTCAGAGCAAGGCAAAGCCTAGCACTGTTGTAGCCTCCGCTAGTCGCAGCACATCTTCCAAGAAGGTGCGCCTGACAACTTCCCAGCAAGCAATTGCCAAGAAGTTAGGACTAACCAATGAGCAATACGCCCGTGAACTAATAAAGGAAATCTAAAATGACTACGAAAAGAATTGACCGTGAAGTAGAAACCCGTGATAAAAGCGAGCGCCTTCAGCAGTGGGCACCAGCCGAATTACTTCCAGAGCCTGTAAAGATTCCTGGATATAAATACCACTGGGTACGTATTTCAACATTGGGAGCAGCAGATCCACGTAACCTGTCAGCGAAACTGAGAGAAAAATGGGAACCTGTACCGATGGAAGAACAACCAGAAATGCAACTGTTAATTGATCCCAATAGTCGCTTTAAGGACAATATTGAGATTGGTGGGTTATTGCTTTGCAAGACTCCAGAAGAGTTCGTTGAACAGCGTAATAATTTTTATGCTAAACAAACCGATGCTCAGGCGGAAGCTGTAGACAATAATTTGATGCGTCAAAGTGATGCAAGGATGCCACTCTTCTCAGAGCGTAAGTCCTCAAGTTCCTTTGGCAAGTAATTAATTTTAATTTAGGAGTTCTAAATGGCTTATCCTACCGTTTCAGGTCCTTACGGATTTCAGCCGATCAATTTGATCGGTGGTCAGGTATTTGCTGGTCAAACTCGCTTAATCCCCATTGCTTCTGGCTCTGGCACATCAATTTTCTTTGGTGATGTCGTGCGTTTAAACACTGGTGGCACATTAAGCAAAGTTTCAACCACAGCTACCGCAACCGATGCCGTTGGTATTTTCTTGGGTTGTCAGTTTACAAACCCAACTACCAAGCAATTGTTGCAACAACAGTACTACCCAGCTTCAACAGTGGCTTCTGACATCAATGCTTTTGTATTGGATGACCCAGATGCATTGTTCAAAGTAGCGGTTACTGCTGCTGGCACATCAACAATTTCTGGTGTAACACAAGCAGCTATTGGTCAAAATTCAGCTTTAATCTTGACCGCTGGTAGCACAACATCTGGTGACTCAAATGCATCTATTTCAGCAACTACTGGTACAGGTACCGCATTACCAATGCGTATCGTAGCTGGTATTCCAGAAACAGTTAATGCATCGGGTTCTTTTACTGAGGTTATTGTTAAGTTTAACTTCGGTGTCCACACCTACTACAGCAACGCAGCTGTAGCAACAGCAGCTTAAGGAGCTAAATAATGGCTATTTCACGTGCACAACTACTGAAAGAGTTGCTCCCTGGACTGAACGCATTGTTCGGACTTGAGTACGCTCGCTATGGTGAACAACACAAAGAGATCTACGATACAGAGACCTCTGAGCGTTCGTTCGAAGAAGAAACCAAGCTGTCTGGCTTCTCCGCAGCACCTGTCAAAAACGAAGGCTCTGCTATTCGTTACGACAATGCTCAAGAGGCATTTACAGCTCGTTACAACCACGAAACTATTGCCCTTGGCTTTAGCTTGACTGAAGAAGCAATCGAAGACAACCTCTACGATTCTTTGTCAGCTCGCTATACAAAGGCTTTGGCTCGTGCTATGGCTTATACCAAACAGGTTAAAGCTGCTGCTGTTTTAAACAACGGATTCACTAACTCTGCCGCTTATTACGGTGGTGATGGCGTACCTTTGTTCAGCACTGCTCACCCATTGGTATCTGGCGGTACAAACAGCAACACTCAGTCCACAATGGCTGATTTGAACGAAACTTCCTTGGAAGCTGCCGTTATTCAAATCGCTGCTTGGACAGACGAGCGTGGTCTTTTGATCGCTGCAAAACCTAAGAAGTTGATTGTTCCACCAGCATTGCAGTTCGTTGCAACTCGTTTGCTCGAAACTCAATTGCGTGTTGGTACAACCGACAACGACATCAACGCTATCGTAAACAACGGTTCAGTTTCAGAAGGTTACACAGTTAACAACTTCTTGACCGATCCAAATGGTTACTTCCTGACAACTGATGTTCCAAATGGTATGAAGCACTTTGTTCGTACACCTTTGAGCAACAGCATGGATGGTGATTTTGACACTGGTAACGTTCGTTACAAGTCTCGTGAGCGTTACAGCTTCGGCTGGTCTGATCCACTAGGAATGTGGGGAAGCCAAGGCGCTTAAGTAATACCCCGCTAATGGTTTCGACTATTAGTAGCCCCCTTGCTCAAAAGGCTTGGGGGCATTTTCTTTGTTTAAACGCTTGCATATATTTAAAAAAGTAGTAAGATGTAACTATCTGGGTGATACCAGCCTATTAAACTGCCCCAGCAGACGATATACCGATTAATAGGCTTAACTTGTATATAGGAAAACATTATGGGATTCGCTACTCACCTAGGTCCTTGGCTATTAGGTACAAACCGCTACACTTCTGGCACCACTGCAACCACTACTGAAAACATGGGCTGTACTGTTGTTTCTCAGTCTGCTAACGTTGCTTTTGGAACATTAACTGGCAATTTAATTGCTGTTCCTGCTGGTTCACAGATTGTGGACGTTAAAGTAGTTACTACAACCGTATTTGATGCTGCTACAACTTGCGTATTAAATATTGGCGGTACAGCATTTACAACTACTGGCACAATTACCTCTGTTGGTTCTGTAACTTTAGGCGCTAATGCAACCACTCCTGGTGGCTGGTTAAACGTTGGATCTTCTGATGTGTTTATTGCTTACACATTAGCTGGTACTACATTATCTACTGGTGCTGCAACAATTATTGTTACTTACGCTGTCCGTGGTTCTAATGGCGCTCAAAACCCATCAGGCACACAAAATTAATCTTACGGGGGTCTAGTACCCCCATTCAATCTTTAGGAGATTAATTATGATGCAAACGGATATTCAAAGCGGACATCTGGACGTTGTTGGGTTTATTATTCCCAATGGTCGTGCCCGTGTAAAAGGTATCGTTTATCAAGCTAGTGGCGGTGGTGCTGGTGTAATTGATATTTTTGACACTACAGCTGCCCCAATTTCTGCAACTTATGGTCGTTCTGGCGCATTAGTTACAGTTTCTAAATCATCTCACGGTTTAGAAACAGGAGATCGTATTGGTATTGCGTATAGCGCTGCCTCTGGAGCTTCTGCTACTAACGGTAATTTTACAATTACTAAGGTAGATGCCAACTCTTTTACAATTACAGACTTTAATTCTGGAACTGTTACTCCTGGTACTGCTTGTGTTTATGTAAATAGCGGGGCTAAATGGTTAACTAGTTTTGCCACAATAGTCAGCCAAACAACTCCAGTAAATGTACTTTTGCCAGGAGAAGGAATTTTAGCGGCTCTAGGCATATACGTAAATTTTACAAACACAACTTTTGTAACAGTATTCTACGGATAAAAAATGTCAGAAACGACTCAAGCTCAGGGTTCATATGACTTAGCAGGGCGGAAGATTATGTTAGGTCTTCCAACCTACGACTTCAAAGTGACTGCAAAGCTGGCTATTTCGCTGGCTTCTTTTTGTGTTCAAGCACAAAGACACGGTGTAGATATTCAGATTTGCAATATTTCTGGATGCTCCGTAGTGTCTCGTGTACGCAATCTAATTGCTAAAGACTTTTTAGACTCAGACTGCACAGACCTGATGTTTATTGATTCAGACATCAATTTTGAAGCGGAAGACATTTTTCGCCTGATGGCTTGGAATAGCGACCCTAAAAAGGGTATTGTTGCTGGTATTCCAGTAGCCCGTAAAAAAGGCAAGGTCTATATCTCTACATTAGATACTGACGAAGAAGACAATATCTTTATGAACTACATGGGTTTGGTTAAAGCCAAACGTGTAGCCACTGCCTTTATGATGATTCGTAGAGAAGTGTTTGAGAAATTAAAAGATGCGCATCCAGAGTGGATTTACCACGATGAAAAGAAGGTTGGAGATGAAGTAATTGCTTTCTTTGACTTTGCACTCAAAGATGGCGAGTACATCGGAGAAGACTTCTTATTCTGTGATCGTGCCAGAGAACTGGGTTACGAAGTATGGATTGACCCAACAATTAAACTAGGTCATATGGGCATGGAAGAATTTGCTGGAGCTTTTGGCGAAGACTATTTATATCCATTGATGAAGTCTATTGAATCCAAAAAGGATGCTGCATAATGGCTACTAAAAAGAAAAAGGGAGTCTCTCTTGCGATTGGTCGTGGTGAAAAGTTGCCTGTATCTAAGGGTGCTGGGCTTACCGCCAAAGGTCGTGCTAAATATAATGCGGCTACTGGCTCGAATTTAAAAGCTCCACAGCCTGAAGGCGGTGCTCGTAAGAAATCATTCTGTGCCCGTATGTCTGGTATGCCAGGTCCAATGAAGGATGAAAAAGGCAGACCAACCAGAAAGGCTGCCTCTTTAGCGAGGTGGAAATGTTAAATATGATGGAACTCTGGACAGGCGGGTTAACTATATTTGTAGCCCTAATTGGTTATATGATGCATGAAAAGTTCAATGAACTAAAACGCATTGATATTTTGTTAAACAAAACAAGAGAAGAGGTGGCTCGTGATAACGTTACTAAAGCAGAAGTTGAGCGCATTGTTGAACATATGGACGCAAGGTTTAACAAGCTTGAAAGCAAAATTGATGAGCTTATTAGGAAGTAAATAATGCCAAGTGTCTCTAAAAAACAACACAATTTTATGGAAATGATTGCTAATAGCCCCAAAATGGCTAAAAAAGTAGGCGTTCCTCAATCCGTTGGCAAAGACTTTGCTGCTGCCGACAAAGGTAAAACATTTAAAAAGGGCGGGATGATGAAACACGAAGATATTAAAGAAGATATGCCAATGATGAAAAAAGTAGCTGCTAAGGCAGTTAAAGGGCATGAGAAGCGTATGCACAAGATGGCTAAAGGCGGTGTAACCCGTGCTGATGGATGCGTTTCTAAAGGTCACACCAAAGGCAAAATGATTACTATGAAGTCTGGCGGAGCTTGCTAACATGAGAAAGAAACTGCGTAAGTTTTCTGATGGTGGGTACTCAACAGTAGATCCAGAGAATCCAGTTCCTAGTATTGACGATGACACTCGTAGCAAAGCCATGAAGTTTGTGGAAAATGCTAGTGAAGAGTCTCGTAATATTGGCGCACCTGTAACTCGTTCAGCCGCCAAAAGTACTTCTAAAGTTTCTCAAACTGTAGCCCCTGCTAAACCAGCAGTAGACATGGATGCTGAAAGAGCACGCATGGACAGCTTAGTTAAAAAACAAGCTCTTGAGCGTGTTGAGCCAGAAAACTACATTCCTGGCGCTGGATTGCTTAAAGGTATGTTCAAGCAAGTAGTTAATATGGGCGCAAAACGTACAGCTAAAGAAGCTGCTGAAGGCGCAGCTAAAAACGTTACTCGTAGAGCTGAAGAAGGATTTAACCCATCCGAGGCATTAGATGCACTAAAGCCAACCAGAACTGTAAGCGTTAAAGGCAAAGATATTCCTGTTAAACAGGGCAAGCCAAACTTTGGCGGGTCAACCGAAAACATGGGCGTTAAAGAAGTTTTAAATAAATCTGGTAAAAAGATCCCAGTTAAACGATCTGGTATGGCGGATGACGGTGGATCTGGTGCGTTTAAACGTGGTGGTTCTGTATCCTCAGCATCTAGACGTGCTGATGGTTGTGCAATTCGTGGAAAGACAAGGGCTTAATCATGGCTAAAAATGGATATGACCAGACTTACGAAGATGACCGTAAAGAGAATGAAGAGACTCGCAATCTAATCTTGAACCCATTACGTAAAGCTAAAGAATATGTAATGGATAAGGTTAAAGGCATGGATCAACGTAGCCTTGAGCAAGTAGCTAAAGATGCTTTAGGAAAGATGGATCAACGCACTTTGCAACAGGTAACCACCGATAAGATGGATCAGCGCAGTTTGCAAGATGTTTACGAAGGTAAGCCAGCAAGATATAAAGAGCCAGTTAAAAAAGCTAAAGGCGGTACAGTGTCTTCTGCTTCTAAACGTGCAGACGGATGCTGTGTTAAGGGTAAAACCCGTGGAAAAATGGTATGAGACCGAGCAGAGGAATGGGAGCTATCTCCCCCTCTAAAATGCCTAGCGGGAAAAAGAAAGCCCGTAGGGATGACACCGACTTTACTGAATTTAAAGAAGGCGGTAAGGTTAATGCTGCGGGTAATTATACAAAACCCAGCTTACGTAAACGGATTGTTTCTCAAGTTAAAGCAGCTGCAACACATGGTACTGGCGCTGGTCAATGGTCAGCTCGTAAAGCTCAACTAGTAGCAAAAAAATATAAGGCGGCTGGCGGTGGATATAAATGAGTGGATTAGCAAAATCGCAAAAATCTTTAAAGGCTTGGGGAGACCAGAAGTGGACAACCAAGTCAGGGAAACCATCGTCCAAGACGGGGGAACGGTACCTGCCAAAAAAAGCAATAGAAGCCCTAAGTCCGCAGGAGTACGCAGCAACGACAAAAGCAAAACGAGCAGGAAAAGCACGGGGACAGCAGTTCGTGCCGCAGCCGCAAAAGGTAAAAGCAAAAGTAAAGCCATTTAGGAAAATATGAGCACATCTGGTTCAACTACATTTAACCTAGACCTTAATAACCTCATTGAAGAGGCTTTTGAGCGTTGTGGTCAAGAGTTGCGTACTGGTTATGATATGCGTACTGCTCGTAGGTCATTGAATCTAATGACAATTGAGTGGGCTAATCGTGGTATTAACCTATGGACTATTGAACAAGGTCAGATTGAAATGGTTACTGGACAAGCTATTTATCCTGTTCCCGTCAATACGATTGATCTTTTAGATACTGTTGTTCGCCAAAATAACGGTATTCAAAGCACTCAAATAGACATCAATATTACTCGTATTTCAGAGTCTACTTACTCTACTATTCCAAATAAGTTAACTACTGGTCGCCCTATTCAGATGTGGTTTAACCGCCAATCAGGGCAGTCTAATCTAACCTCTGTGACCTTAAATGGCACAATTAATGCTACGACCACATCTATTACTGTTAGTGACGCTAGTGCCCTTCCTATTGGTGGATTTATTAAGATTGATAACGAAACCATTAGCTACGCTAACGTTGTAGGCAATGTATTAACAAACTGCTATCGTGGTCAAAACGGTACTACAGCAGCTGCCCATACAACAGGCGCAGCTATTACAGTACAAAACCTTCCTTGTATTAACGTCTGGCCCACCCCCGATGCTGGTGGCAGTCCTTATACATTTGTTTACTGGAGATTACGCAGAATACAAGACGCTGGCACTAACGGCACGGTAGAGCCAGATATTCCTTTCCGTTTGCTGCCTTGCATGGTAGCGGGATTGGCTTTCTATTTGTGCCAGAAGTTACCAGATGCTTTACCAAGAATGCAATTTTTAAAAAGCGAGTACGAAGAACAATGGTTGATGGCATCTACGGAGGATAGGGAGAAAGCCGCCTCTAGATTCGTGCCAAGGACTACCTTCTATGGCTAATAAGTACAGTAGTGGCAAGTTTGCCATTGCGGAATGTGATCGATGCGGTCAGCGTTATAAGCTAAAAGAGCTTAGAAAGCTGGTTGTAAAGCAGCAAATGAAGAATATAAAGGTTTGTCCTGAGTGTTGGGAACCAGACCAACCGCAGTTATCATTAGGTATGTATCCTGTTGATGACCCACAAGCGGTTCGGGAACCAAGACCAGATGTAAGTTATCAAGTTTCTGGAAATAACGGTTTACAGGTAATATTAACAAATAGCGTTAACCCAGATGCTAATGGAGTACCCCAAGGGGGCAGTAGAGTATTTCAGTGGGGATGGAACCCTGTTGGCGGTGCTAGAGATAACGGTTTAACACCAAATGATCTTGCCCCATCTTGTGTGGTAGGTGTCGTAACAGTAACAACAACTTAGGAGTAGAAAATGTCATTCAAAAAAGGCGCAGGTGGTATTGAATCCAAAGGTAAAACCGTTGGTAAAAATTTAGGCGATAGTGGTCCAACAGCCGCTACAATGAAGGGTGCCAGTAAGAAAATGGGCGTTAGCTCTATGGCTATGAAAGATATGGGTCGTAATCTTGCTCGTGTAGCAAACCAGAAGAAAGCTGGAAGAGGTCGATAATGTTTAGCAAAAAAGTTATGGGTAAAGAAGTTGGCGATGCCAAAGTCTATGCCAAACCACACACTATGGATGGTAA